GAATCCAAAGGTTGCAGGTCTTTTATCCTATTGTATTAAACACAACCACTGGAGCGTCTTTGAGCAGGCATTCATGACGCTTGAGATCGAGACTACCAGGGGACTTGCAGCACAGATCCTCAGACATCGTTCATTTACTTTCCAGGAGTTCTCACAACGATATGCTGATAGTTCTATGTTAGCATCAACTATTCCTATGTTTGATCTACGTCGTCAGGATAAAAAGAATCGTCAAAATTCTATTGATGATATTGACGAATTTACTAAACAAGAATTTGAGATTCAAATTCAGCGACACTTTATTTCTGCTATGGATCTTTATCAGACAATGCTTGATCATGGGATTGCAAAAGAATGTGCTCGTTTTATACTACCACTGGCAACACCTACCAAGTTATACATGACTGGTTCAGTTCGTTCCTGGATTCATTACATCCAATTGCGGTCTGCTAATGGAACTCAAAAAGAACATATGGATATTGCAAAGGAATGTCAGTGTTTGTTTGCCGGTGAATTTCCAATAGTTGCTGAAGCACTTGGATGGAAGTATCACGGTGGTGATATGGAAAAACTAAAGGCAGAAGATGACAAACTAAACTATGAAACTGGAGGAAAATGAACAAATGAAAATTCTAACACTTGAAGATTACGAAAAGGCAGGAGAAACATTCTGGCCAAAGTATTGGTATGTTGCCAAAGAACTTGGTGAAGGTGCTAAAACAGAGGACATTATTAAATGTATGGAAGTTATTGGTGGTGTTGCAAAAGCAATGGTCCAAGAGCAGAAAGAAGGTCCGTTTGGATTCAATAAAGTAAAGGAAGGGGAAGGCGATGCCGACGTATCAGTTTAGAGATAAAGAAACTGGCGAGATAAGTGAAATCTACATGAGTATTAACGATCTCGATAAATATAAAGATGATAACCCAAAATTAGAACAGTATCATGATTCATTTCCTGGTGTTGTATCTACTGCGGGTATCAAAAATCCAGTTCCGGATGGGTTCAGAGACGTACTAAAGTCAATTAAAAAAGCAAACATCCATTCAGACATTAATACTCATTAACTTTATGGCAAGAAAGAAAAAAGAAACACAGTTCGATTTTGTTAATAGCACTCCAAAGACAATGAGACGTAAAAAACCAATCAACGTTAATCATCTAAGAGAGATTGAACCCATAACAGATAATCAATCTTTAGTATTTGATGCATATGATGAGGGGAAGAATTTATTTCTTTATGGATGTGCTGGGACTGGTAAAACTTTTATCGCAATGTACCTAGCGTTACGAGAAATTCTTTCTGGAACAAGTAATTACGACAAGTTATACATGGTTCGTTCTCTTGTTCCCACCAGAGAATGTGGTTTCTTACCAGGAGATCATGATGATAAATCAGCTCTTTATCAAATTCCATACAAGAATATGGTAGAGCATATGTTTAAAATGCCTGATGATCCTTCATACGATATGTTGTATGATAATCTCAGAGCACAAGAAACTATTTCATTTTGGAGCACTTCATTCTTACGTGGCACTACACTAAACAATGCAATTATTATTGTTGATGAATGTCAAAATATGAATTTCCATGAATTAGATTCGATCATTACTCGTGTTGGTAAAGATTGTAAGATTATTTTTGCTGGAGATGTTCGTCAAACTGATCTTATAAAATCTAATGAAAGGAATGGCATCCTTAACTTCCAAGAGATTATAGAAGTTATGGAAGAATTTACAAGTGTTGAATTTGATGTGGATGATATAGTTAGAAGTGGTCTTGTTCGTTCTTATCTAATTAGTAAATTAAAACTGAAACCTGAACTTTAATTTTTATGTTTAATCATGTTGATACTGGAGTACTCTTAGAAAACATTAATGCAACTACTGCATCAAATGGTAAAAGAGAGTACTTCATTGGGGATAAGTCATATCCATCAATTTCTACAATATGCTCTTATCGAAAGCGAAAATCTATTGCTGAATGGAGAAAGAGGGTTGGTGAAGAGGAAGCAAATCGCGTTACTCGTAGAGCGACCTCCTCTGGAACTGTACTACATAGTATAGTAGAAGATTATCTCAATAACGAGTTAGATCTTACTAAATATGAGGATGAGTTTCTACCATTGATGTTGTTTAAACAAGCGAAAGCAATGTATAAACGCATTGATAACATTCATTTTCAAGAGGCACCACTTTATAGTCACGAATTTGGTATTGCAGGAAGAGTAGATTGCATTGCAGAATTTGATGGAGTTCTATCTATTATTGATTTCAAAACTTCCTTGAAAGAAAAGAAAAAAGAATGGATTGAATCTTATTTTGTTCAGGAAACTGGATACGCCAAGATGTATGAAGAACGATCTGGGATCGAGGTGAAGCAAATTGTAACATTAATTACATGTAACACTGCTAACACGCAAGTCTTTGTTGAGAATCCTAATGATTATGTGCCTCTGCTAAGAGATTACATTGCAGAGTATAAGGATGCCCATCAAAAAAAATAAAAACATTAATGAATTAATTGACGATAGTTTTATGGACAAAAATAAATTTTCAATGACTATCGAGACTATGGTCAAAGATAGTAACAAATCTATCAATTACATTGATGCGATTTGTGATTTTTGTGAGACAAAGGACATTGAAGTTGAGTCAATTGTAAAGTTGATTGCTCCATCATTGAAAGAAAAGATCAAAGCAGAAGCAACTCGATTGAACTACATTAAAAAGACTACTAGAGGTGTTTTACCAATTTAACCATGAATGCATTTGAAGTTTATTCTACTTATGTTGCATTGAAAACTCATTTTAGTAGAAAAACATATGATTATTTTAAGTATCAAGGTAATGTAAAGGTTTCAGAAAAAACTTATTCAAAAAGACCTGATAGATATTTTTTTGAAAAGATATCAACAAAGTATACTAGTAAGGAAAAAGTTATTGAGTATTTTGTTTCTAATTTTTTAGTTAATTCTAATTTTCATATTATTCAAATGAATGATAAGAATTACATAGAATGGCAAAGGAGAATTCAAAGTTTTTCTTATCTGTTTTCTACCGATATTGATACCATCCTTGACAAATGTGATACTATTAATGTCTGTATGAAATGTAAAAATTCTGGGCATTCAGAAGTATTAAAGTTATTTCTTGGTGGTAGAATTATGCTAGAAACTTTGATAATGTTAAATAGGTTAACTGGATTTATCGATAGGTACGATAAACTCCTAGAAGATGATGTGATATGGAAGCAACTTTCATTTACATTAAAAAAATATGATCCCTTTATCCAGGGAAGTTCAGAGCAAGTAAAGCAAATTATTTTAAAAAAACTATGAGTTTATTTACCTCAGAAATAGTAAAAAAGGAAATGGAACATGCATACAGATTGTATACAGAAGTCTCCATTCAATTACCGACCATAGCAAGTGCATCTAAAGAAGAAAAACTTGAAGTCATTGATAAAATGAATCGTCTTATTGATATTCAAGAAATTCTTTATACTAGAATAAATTTATTAGAGGATGATGAAGATGCTAATCAAATGAAAGAAAATTTCAGATTGGCAGCAAAGCAGATGGGACTACCTCCAGTACAGATCAATGCCTCTTTATTCAAAAAAGCAAGAGAGGCAATTGAAAGCATGAAGAACTCTAGAGAGTTTGGATTGGTTGACACAGATTGATTTCTGTGGTATCCTAAATATGTTGTCAGTCAATGACACATAAAGAAAACTAAAACGATTTTATACGGAGAATAACGAATGTCTTTTGACGCACTTGAATCTCAGGGGGATCTCCTTGAGAAATTGAAAGCATCTCTTGATACTAAGAGTGGTTATATTGATGATAGGATGTGGAAACCTAAACTAGGGAAGGATAAGCGTGGTACTGCAACTATCAGATTCCTTCCACCATCACATGGACTTGACAACCCATGGGTTCCACGCTTTGCTCATAATTTTAATGTGAATAATGATAAGAGCAGGTTCTACAGTCAACCTTGTCCCACAACTATTGGTAAAAAATGTCCTGTCTGTGTTGCAAACTCAGAGTTGTGGAAGACTGGTGATCCTAAGGACAGAGCACTTGCATCTCAACGCAAACGCAAACAGAAGTATTTTTCTAACATCTATGTTATTAAAGATAAGGAAAATCCTGACAATGAAGGTAAAGTTTTTATCTATGAATATGGTCCGAAGATCTTTGAAAAAATCACAGATGCATTGAAACCTAAGTTTGAGGATATTGAATCTATTGATCCTACAAATTTATGGAAAGGTGCTGATTTTGATATAAGGATTACTATGCAAGGACCTTTTTGGAACTATGATCAATCATCTTTCTCTACTCCAGGTGTTCTTGGGAATTTTGATAGGGAACAATTGAGGGCAATTTATGAACAGCAGTATGATTTGAGTGAATTTGTTGCTTCCACTGCATTTAAATCCTATGCTGAACTTGAAGATAAGTTTAATGCTGTAACTTCAACACCAAAAATTCCTTCTATTGATGAGGAGGTTCGTTATGAACAACCACCTAGATTTGAAGAACCAGACTTCAACTCTCCAGACATCACTAAGTCTACTCCAGTCACTCCTGAGTTGAAGGAGGAACTGAATAATCTTAAGAGTGCTACACCTGCAAGTGAAGATAATCATGATTACTTTGGATCACTCATGGATGATATGGACATCTAATTAATAGAGGGGGGCAACCCCCCTCCATAATTTTTTTTTATTTTTTCCCCAAAATGAAAATCGACTTTTTGTTTCAAAAAAGTCGGAAAAAAAATCTGAGCAAAAAATTGGCAAAAAGGGTCGATCATAAATAATCAGTACATGACATCATTTTATGCTTTCTACACGCTATAGATTGAAATTAGAGTTTATTTGTAAATGTATTGCTAATGGAGAGGAAGTGAAACTAGACGATATGGTTTGGGTACAGAAACTCGCTAAAGCAAATACAACAGCTAATGAGATGTTGAAGAAAGCAAGGAGACAATCATCTCAAGATATTAAGGAAGGATCTATGGATGATTTTTTGAATAGGATGGGATTAGGAGATCCGGACCCATCAAATCATAAAACCGGGTTTAGTAATACTGACGAGATGGCAGATTGGTTTCAACGTGACAAACCTGATGATTGGAGGCAACGTGACTGAATTTGATAAGATTACACCTGAGACATACAACACGATGAACGAAGAATTTGTCGAAGAAGGTACTATGGTTAGGATTAAAGTTCCTTCAGATGAAGAACTTGAAAAGTGGAAGAACTGGAAATGTCCAGATATGCATGAACGGACTGTAAAACCTCCAGACCTGGTTCAAGATTTATGGGATAAAATTGGAGGTAGACCTAATGGAAAATGATAGCAAAAAAGCAACTAATGAAGCAATTGCAAGAAATCTTGTGGATAGTATTGCTAAACTATTAGAAGCTAGAAATGTAAGGTATTTCAGTTGCTCAGATTTAAGAACAGAGCACAAAAAAATTGAAATTGAGTATGATTACAAAGAAAAATAATTAATCAATTTGTTGATACTTTTAATCGACTATTGATAAATTCTGTGCTAGGGGTGAATTTTAATTGATCCTCTGTAATACGCACAAACTCTGGGAGGAATTCTGGTCTTAGGATTAGAATTTCTCTTTTTTTGTCGTTTTCTCGTCTTTCATATTCTGCGTTACTAATTCCAATTCTTGATTCATTTTTAGAAAGTGTAATATTATTTGGAGTTATAAATTGAAAGGTTTCCTCTACTGTTAACCCAGATTTTAATATTATATCATCTTCATAACTTTGTTCAATAGTTTCATAATGATGAATATCTAATGGTTCTGCATATTTTCCATTTATGTAATTTTCCAATGCATTTGATTCTAAAGGCCAATCTTTATAAAGATTGTTGATATTGTTAATCATCATGATTACCCAATCAAAACCGGGATCATTATAATATTCTTTTGAAATATTATCAGGTCTTTCTCCGTTTTGGACAAAAATATCTTCAAGTAAAGTTGTTTGGGGTAATACGTCGTCTACTATTTTAATACGAGAAAATATATTTTTAATTCTTATAAAATCCCCATTATAGGGATTTTTGTCGTATTTTAAATAAAGGATTTCTGAAACTTTGTTAAAATATGCCATGGGATTAATAGTTGAATTCGTCGATGTCTTCTCTTGTTAATGTAATAAGTTCAGTGAACGATAAATTTAATCTTACTGCTTGTACAAATCCTGCTTGATTGAGCGATATATTATTATCAGGAGTATAATCAACTTTCATATCAACCAATCCACAAAGATCTGTTTTTGGCATAAAATCTAAGAATCCTTCATTGGAGTTTTTAATTCGATATCCAGTAGGAGTAATTCTCCAAACAAGAGGATAAGATAATACTAATTTAGTTCTATTACCTTCTGCACTAGGATGCATAGAACGTTTAAATTGTTTTATAATTCTTTTTATATTGGCAACATCAGTTTTATTTTTTGCAATCATAATATATTCAAATTCAAATGTTCTTGGATTCATTTTATTGAAAGTTTGAATGGTATTATCATTAAAACTAATACCAAGAGTTGCTCCAACCAATCCGTTTAATGTAAAATTTTCTACTTGAGGAGTATTTTGTAAAAAAGATTTTGCAAGATCTAGTAAATATGAAGCACCAGTTGCACCAGCAGCACCAACAGCACCTCCAATATCAAATGGGTTGCTTCCGTCACCAAAACCGGCACCCAAAGCACCAAACTGCATTTTTTGCCAATCTGCACTATATTTTGATTCTATTTTTGGAGGCAGATATAGTGATATTGTTCCTAATAGTTCTTTAGTATTTGCAGTAGATGCGTTATTAAACTTTCCCTCGTTGTTATCTAAATTAAATATAGTATTATTATTATTGGTGTTATTATTATTGTTATTATTATTGTTATTACTAAAAGGATTTTGTATCTGAGGAAGAACTGTGGAAAAATCGATTTTGGTAAAGTCGAAATCAGATATTAGGTTGTCAATAGATGTTTGCTTTCTAAATCTAGAACCACGTTCAGAAAACCCAGTTTCGGCATTTTTATAATCATAGCAGGTAAAATTCAAATATAGGGACTTATCTACATCCCCAATACTGCTAGGATAAAGGTGTTGAAATGACATTATCTACGATTTCCTAATTGTACTTTTTTGGCGCTAACAAAACGATTTTTATTATCATAGAATTGTTCTAATGGCAATGCAGCATACTCAATTAAATCATCATCAGGAACTTCAAAGAAGATATTGTCTGCTCTATCTATAATATATCTATGAAACAATTTATCAGGCATTGAACTTGATCCTATGCTTTTATTTAGATACTTTTGTGCAAGAGATGTTCTACGTTTTGCAGTAGTATAATGTAAATTTGCTCCCATAAAACCATTTTCATAAATGTCTGTCACTAAAACAAGTGGATATTTATCCCAATGCTTTAAATTTGCTTTATATTTTGGATTATATTCAAAGAAGTAGAAAGTGCCTGGTAGTGTGTATTCTCTTGCACTTTTAAATAGATAATCAAAGGCAATTTCTCTTTGTTTCGATACAGTTCTAACATCTTTTTCTTTTATTTCTTTAAAGACGCTCATACCTTTAGCTCCTTTTCTGTTAGTATTCTAAACTCGCATCGATGATCTTTACAGAATTCTATTGCTGCTTTCCACTTTGCTGAATTTACTTCATAAGTAATTGTTTCTGTTAAATATTTTTCTGAAGATCTAGATCTTTTTGGTTTTTTAGGTGGTTTAGTTTGTTTGAATGGTTTAACTTCTATAATATATTTCTTAGAAGTTCCTTCTTTTGTGTACGCTTTTACGTA